GGAAGGACGGTGATATCACATGGAGGAGAGAGTAGTCGAGATCAAGTGTCCCTGCTGTGGCCGGAAGCTGTTTGACATGAAGTCAGACACACAAGGAGCAATCAGCATCAAGTGCTCACGCTGCAAGACGGTCATGGCAGTCAGAATGATGGGTAAAAACAGAATAAGAGTTGTACCGAGCAAATAGCCGCGCATAGGTGGTGAGCGGAATGTGTATCACGTAACCTGCAGCATGCAGCGAGCAACGCCGGACATGTGGTTTGGTAATTCACAGGGATGTTGTGCCTTGTGATGACCGGACCGCGTGTCCGGCTTTTTTTGTGTCTGGAAATAAATCGGTCGAATTCCGGCCATATACGTGCTCCGGATCGGATCCATCAGATGGTGGTTAACAAAGGAACAGTTTCTTTGACTGGGACATGAGAAGAAGTTTCCGGAGGCTTTTTACAGATTCCAATACCACAGGGATGCGTTTTGCACGAGATTTTGAGGACGGAAGACATAGAGGGATGTGTCCGATGAGGCTGGTTAATTTTTTATCTGATACATGAGAAAGAGATGCGCAAGATACCCCCATCAAAGCGCCTGCGGAATGTCTGTATAGTGAAGAGTTTTTTCCGCTCAGATGAAAAACATGTCTCCAGAGAAAAAAGTTCCGTTCAAATAGCGGATTTCTTCCCCACGTATAGTAGGAGAAATATTTCCCCGGTCAACACAATAACGGGTCGCTTGTGTCCGTTGATAGGTAGAAAGGTCGGTTGATTTTTATGGTTCTTAGTGAGAGGACTTCCGATTCCGCTCGAAAAGTTCCGTATACATATGACGGTTAACGTACCGCTCAAACCGGCACGGCTTCTCCAGAAGAAAGTGAGAGGAAATTTCGTAGACTATTTCCGATTTCGCTCTGAATGGTCCGCATATACATGGCGGGAACAGTACCGCTCAAAACGGGCGGATCTTCTCCAGAGAAAAAATTTCGGAGACCTGTTCAAAATCGGCCCGGAATGGTCCGCATATAGATGAAAGAAAAAAAGGAGGCAAACATGAGAGACCCACCATGACAACCAGAAGTACCTGATGTAACCCGTCGCCCCTGACTGCAGTTCTGTAGTCAGCAACTCATTCACATTAAAAATTCGAATATCGAGCCAGAGTGCGCACGAAGGCAGGATGTCGACATAACAGATTCCTTATCTCTTACGGGATAGGTGGATCTGGAATGTCGGGAGCCTTACTTTCGTGCGCCTTTCTTGTGTCCACCCGTATCGGCTCCAAGGTCCTTTGATCTTCCCAGTCAGACCTTTCTTCCTGCCTTCCGTGCCTCCGGCTCAGGAGGTCAATCATGGAAGAAAAGTTTTATCTCAACATCACAACCCTGAACGAGGAAGGCAAGAAAGAGAAAAAGACCGTTTACGTATCGGAGGAAGTGTACCGCGCATACAAGCAGCCATACTGGAAAGCAAAGCAGCAGGAAAGAAGAGCATCCCGCTGCAAGATTGATGGACATCGCTGCATGGGCGACTGCACCAAGTGTGACCGGCTCCGCGACGGCGCACCGCTTTCCCTTGAGCAGCTGACAGAAGACGGCATTGAGGTTCCGGCTTCTTATGAAACACCGGAGGAAGCAGTGCTCCGGAAAGAGAAATATGCCCAGCTGTATGCGGCAATGGACACTCTGACCGATCAGGATCAGAAGATCCTCTGGATGTCTACAGATGGGAAATCTGATCACGCTATCGCCGCAGAGCTTGGCATGGCACAGACCACCGTTTCCTATCGCCGGAGAGCAGCCCTCAAGAACCTGAAAAAAATTCTAGGCTGATTTTGCTCAAAATGTCCGGGACTGTCCTGTGTGTTATGGAGGGGTCAAGAACAAAACAAATCACCCTCCAGAAAGGACGGTCAACATATGACAAACAGAGCATTTGACCACAACGATGTCGTCGCATTCCTGCGGGTGGTCTCGATTCTCACCGATCGGATCGCCTGCTGGATCGAGAAGGGAGGTATAAGCCATGTCAAAGATGAGCGAGCTGGATCTGACACTGAATGAACTGAAGGAATGCGGGGAGAAGCTGATTGCTGTTTCCGATTCCCTGCGACAGCTCTTTTCAGAGCCGGAGCAGAAATCGGAACCGGAGAAGCTGGAGCCTAAGGCGGATCCGCCAAAGCAGATCTCGTTCGAGGAGCTACGGGGCATCATGGCAAAGAAGACAAGAGTCTCCAAGGCCAATACGGATGCGATCCGGGAGCTTCTCACCAAGTACGGTGTGCATAAGCTCTCAGAGCTGAAGCCGGAGCAGTACGCAGAATTCCTGAAAGATGCGGAGGTGATCCCCGATGCCTGATCAGCACGCATTCCTGTCGGCATCATCCAGTAACCGCTGGATCGCCTGTCCGCCTTCCGCAAAGCTCAACACAGGGACCGGAGGAAGAACATCCGAGTATGCCATTCTCGGTACCTGCGCTCACAGCCTTGCCGAGTACAAGCTGAAGAAGGCACTTGGAATGAAGGCGAGGGATCCCACAGAAGACCTGGACTGCTTCGATCAGGAGATGGATTCCGCAACGGATGACTACGCCACCTATGTGATGGAGCAGGTACAGAAGGAAAAGGAAACCTGTCGTGATCCTACCGTATTGGTAGAGCAGAGGCTGGACCTCTCCCGCTGGATTCCGGAATCCTTCGGAACCGCTGACTGCCTGATTGCCGGCGACGAAACCCTGACGATCATCGATCTGAAGTACGGAACCGGGATCAAGGTTGAGAGCAGTTCTTCCCAGCTCAAGTGCTATGCGCTCGGCTGCGTGGATATGTTCGATGGTATCTACGACATCAAAAATGTCCGGATGGTGATCTTCCAGCCGCGTCTCTCCAATATCAGCGAGACCGTGATGAGTAAAGAGGATCTCCTGAAGTGGGCGGACGAGATCTTGGTACCGGCTGCAAAGCTCGCCTTTGTGGGCGAGGGCGAATTCCATGCCGGCGATCATTGCCAGTTCTGCGCGGTGAAGGCAAATTGCCGGAAGCGGGCCGAGATGAATCTGGAGCTTGCAAAGTACGACTTTGCCATGCCGGCAACGCTGGAGGATACCGAGATCGAGGCAATTCTGCCATTGGTCGATCAGCTGACCGCGTGGGGCAATGACATCAAGGACTACGCACTTCAGAAAGCACTGTCTGGTAAGAAGTGGCAGGGCTTCAAGCTCGTCGAGGGCAGAGCCAATCGGAGATACACCAACGAGGATGCTGTTGCAGAGGCTGTTACGGCAGCAGGCTTTGATCCTTATGAGAAGAAGCTCAAAGGGATCACGGCAATGACGTCCTTGCTCGGCAGAAAGAAGTTCGATGAATTGCTGGGAGGTCTTGTGGAGCGGCCTTCCGGAAAACCGACCTTAGTTCCACAAAGTGACAAGCGGCCGGAGATGAATTCGGCTGCAGATGATTTCAAAGATGAGTAACAAGGACAAGAGCCCGGACAGGGCAGAAGGAGAAAAGATTATGTCTACAAAATTCGTAAATCCGACAAAGGTTGTAACTGGTAAGGATACCCGCTGGAGCTATGCAAATGTGTGGCAGGCAAAGAGTATCAATGGCGGCACGCCGAAATACAGCGTAAGCCTGATCATTCCGAAGAGCGACACGGTGACCGTGAAGAAGATCAAGGCTGCCATTCAGGCCGCTTATGAGGAGGGCGAAGGTAAGCTCAAGGGCAATGGCCGTTCGGTACCTCCGCTTTCCGCAATTAAGACTCCGCTGAGGGATGGCGACACGGAGCGTCCGGACGATGAAGCATACAAGGGATGCTACTTCATTAATGCAAACTCTACGACCGCTCCCGGCATCGTGGATGCGGACCGGCAGGAAATTCTTGACCATTCCGAGGTTTACAGCGGTGTGTACGGCAGAGCATCGATCAGTTTCTACGCGTTCAACAGCTCCGGTAATCGCGGCATCGCCTGTGGCCTCAACAACCTCCAGAAGATCCGCGATGGTGAGCCGCTTGGCAGCCGCAGCAGCGCACAGGATGACTTCGCTGATGTGGACGATGACGACGATGAGGGCTTTCTCGACTGAGTAAATAAACCGATCCGGGGCAGCAGGTGTGCTCCTGCTGTCCGAGGATCCTGACAATCCAAGGAGGAAATTTCAATGTACGAATTCATGATTCATATGATCATTGCATGCGTGTTTGGTGTCTGCATGGGCGGCTGTATTGTCGGCTGGGTGTACATCATCAAGAACCTGATCAGGCTGTTCATAAAGATGGGACACTGGATCAAGGCAAAGATGGTCAGAGAATAATGACGACGGGGCTGGGCGGGAGAGATCCTGCCCGGCTTTTTTCTATGGAGGTTCCTATGAAAAACTTATCTATCGACGTGGAGACGTTTTCCAGTGTCGACCTGAATAAATGCGGTGTATATCGATACTGCTCATCTCCGGATTTTGAGATTCTGCTGTTCGGCTATTCCATCGACCACGGACCCGTGAAGACCATTGACCTTGCCTCCGGGGAGGCAATCCCGGAGGAGATCCTGCAGGTGCTCACGGATCCTTCCGTTATCAAGTGGGCGTTTAACTGCAATTTCGAGCGCGTGTGTCTTTCCACCTACTTGCGTCGAAAATACCCTCAGTACTTTAAGAGCTACAGCTCCCCAGAGGATACCGTTGGAGACTACCTTGATCCGACCTCGTGGCATTGCTCCATGGTATGGTCCGCCTATCTGGGGCTTCCGATGTCCTTGGCGCAGGTCGGCGCAGTGTTAAAGCTCGAGGATCAGAAGATGTCTGAGGGCAAGGATCTCATCCGGTACTTTTGCACACCCTGCAAGCCATCCGCATCGAATGGCGGCAGAACAAGAAACATGCCATCCGATGCTCCGGATAAGTGGTCTGTATTCAAGTCCTACAACATCCGTGATGTCGAGGTGGAAGTGGCCATTCAGGAGCGGCTGAAGAAATACCCGGTGCCGGATTCCGTCTGGGATGAGTACCGGATCGACCAGATGATTAACGACCGGGGTACAAGAATTGACCTGCAGCTCGTGAAGAATGCGATCGCCATCGATGCCAAGACACACGATGCCTACATGGAGGAGATGACCGAGCTCACTGGCCTCGCGAATCCCGGCTCTGTGCAGCAGCTCAAAGGATATCTGGCAGAGCAGGGCGTTGAGACGGATACACTTCGGAAAAAGCAGGTGGCAGCCCTGATCAATGAAGCTCCGGACCATGTAAAGCAGGTGCTGGAACTTCGCCAGCAGACAGCCAAGTCATCCATCAAGAAGTACCAGACGATGGAGAGAGCTGTCTGCCCGGACGGAAGGATTCGTGGCATGTTCCAGTTCATGGGTGCGCCGAGGACCGGGCGGTTTGCCGGGAGGCTTGTTCAGCTCCAAAACCTCAAAAGGAACAGCATGCCGGATCTGGCGGAGGCGAGAGAGCTCGTCCGGACAGGCAACTATGCTGCTCTGGAGATGCTCTATGACTCCGTGCCGGAAGTCCTCTCAGAGCTCATCCGCACGGCACTTGTTCCGAAACCCGGGTACAAATTCTATGTGGCGGACTACAGCAGTGTCGAAGCAAGGACGCTCGCGTATCTCGCAGGAGAGCAGCATACCATGGATTCCTTTGCCCGGGGCGAGGACATTTACTGCGCGACCGCATCGGCAATGTTCCATAAACCGGTCGTGAAGCATGGCATCAACGGCGAGCTCAGACAAAAAGGCAAAATCGCGACGCTGGCCTGTGGATATGGCGGCTCTGTGGGGGCTCTTAAGGCGATGGGAGCTCTGGACATGGGCCTGAAGGAAGAAGAGCTGCAGCCGATCGTGACAGCGTGGCGTAAGGCAAATCCACATGTTGTCCGATTCTGGTGGGACGTCGATAAAGCGGCTATGAAAGCTGTTCGGGAGCACACCGCCACAGAGGTGCGGGGGTTCCGGTTTATCTGCAAGTCCGGGATGCTTTTCATTACGCTGCCGTCTGGGCGGATGCTGTCCTATGTACAGCCAAGGATCGGTATCAACCAATTTGGCAGCGATTGCATCACCTACATGGGGCTTGATTCCACAAGGCACTGGAATCGCGTCCAGACCTATGGCCCAAAGCTCGTCGAGAACATCACACAGGCGGTCTGCCGAGATATTCTCTGCAATGCCATGAAGAATCTGCAGGAGACTTTCATCTGCGCACACATCCATGACGAGTTGGTGATCGAGTGCAAAGAGTCAGTATCCCTTGATGAGATCTGTGACCGCATGGGACAAACGCCGGACTGGATTCCGGGCTTGCTCCTTCGGGCAGATGGTTACACCTGCGATTTCTACATGAAAGACTGAGGAAATCGGGACAAGTTCCAGCGGGACAGCGATTTTTCTAAAAAAAATATCATCAGATTTTGTTCAAATGGGCTCTTTCTGTCCTGTGGGTATTGGAGGGACAGATAAGAGCCTGTTTTTGTTCCCTCCGGAAAGGAGGCACTCATGTGCGTGAGAAAAAGATTGTATACGTCTGCTCGCCATATTCAGGAAACATCTCCCTGAATACGGAACGGGCAAAGATCTACAGCCGGATGGTTGTGGACAGGGGAGCAATCCCCGTAACACCGCATCTCTACCTGCCGCTTTTTCTGGATGAAGAGACGGAAAGAGATGCCGCAATCGAAATGGACCTCGCTCTCTTAAAGAGATGCGATGAGCTCTGGGCTTTCGGAGATGAGATCTCTAGTGGAATGAAGCGGGAGATGAAGGAAGCAGAGAAGCTCGGAATAGCGGTCCTAAGAATAACGCCCACAGGGCAGGAGGAATGGATATGTACGAAGTAATCAGCGGAGAAAGAGACGTCAATCGTGTGGCGGTTGACACATTCAAGAGACAGGTCGCCTCTGGCGAAAACATCCTCGAGGTCGAGGCAGGCACGAATGGCTATAAGGGAGATGACTTTGGACACGCTTCCCGGACCTACATTCGCCTGCAGGACATCATGGATACCGACATGAGAGTGAAGGAGACCCATGACAGCGATGGCAACGTGGATGGATTTGTACTGGAGATGGCAGGAGACTCGGAGCTTACTACGATCATCAATGCTCTGAAGTTTGTGGTAAAGGTGCTCGATGAACAGAGACGGGAGGTAGTCGGATGATCAACATGGAACGGACCCTGATGGCACCTGGATTTGACAACACAGAGGCAGATCAGAAAAGAGGACTAGCCACGTGGTCACATCCGAGCGGATTTGAAAAGCTCGATACGATCCACACCTCGGAAGAGGCCCTGAATGACATGGTGGCCATGTTTGAAACTATGGAGGATCGCGGCATTGATCTGCTGGAGAAACCCGCACTTCCAGAATTTACATTAAGCGCCCGTGAGCCGGCACCGCTTAGGAATCCGCGTTCGGTGCTCGTGCGCTTTAAGCGCTCAGCAATGAGGGATACAGTCACTATTCCAGTCGGAGACGACTGCACGCAGATTACAAAGCCCGTCATTGATGCGTATCTGTCTTTCGATAAGACCGATGCCATCGATGCTGTCCTGACGCTCTACGCGGTAAGGATCCGTCTCGGGAAAGAATCCATGACTGCAACCGGACAGGATGTTCACTGGATCAATCCGGATACTGTAGAAGGCTGCATGATCGCGGAAGACAGATACAATCCGGAACTGCTTGAGATTTTCCGGGGGATCAAGATGTCATATCTTGCAATTCAGCGTGCATTAAAGCATCGCCCGACTGTGTTCTACACATCGACCGGAAAAAAGCAGATGTGTGGCAACAGCGGTGAATATATTCCAAAGAAACACGTGGAGCGGTCGGTCCGAATGATCCGGGTCGATGCGGAGGAGCTTAGGAAGTATGCAGAACCGCTCCGGCACATGAAATGCCCGTGCTGGGGTGTCATCGGCCACATGCGGCATTACAAGAGTGGCAAAGAAGTATGGATCAAACCGTATCGAAAGGGAAAGGAACGTAACAACCCGACAGCCTATCAGGCCAAGGAATATCTCATGGAGGATTGAGCATGGAAGTATTGATGGAAGAAAAACAGCGGACAGATTCAGATTCCGGTCGGGACAGTCCCGATCCCAAGGATCTCATGCTGAAGATTACCGTGGGAAACAGCCGGAAGGCAGGCACGTGGAATCCGATGGAGATCAGCTTCGGAGATCTCTGTGAGAAGCTGCAGGAGCCGATCCGGACAGCGGAGACAGTCGCGGAATATAAGAAGATGTCACGGGCAGAACGTGACGAGGCCAAGGATAAAGGCGGCTTTGTCGCAGGCATCTTCAAGGGCAAGCGGAGAAAAAAGGAAGAGGTCCGGTATCGCACAGCGATCACGCTGGACGAGGATAAGCTGGAGCTCGGCTTCCTTGACTGGTACCGGGAACATCACCGGTATGCGTCGGTGTTCTATACGACACACAGCCATACGCCGGAAAAGCCAAGAGGCCGGATTGTGATTCCTACGACGCGTCCCATGACGCCGGATGAGACGAACGCGATTGCCCGGTATCTGGCTGCGGAGTTTGGCATGAGTCAGGTGGATGTCTGCTCGTTTGAGATCAATCAGCTCATGTTCTGGCCGACGTGCCCGTCTGATGGTGAATATATCTGCGAGGTATTTGACGGAGTAGTCCTGAACCCGGATACATTCCTTGCCGCACATCCGGACTGGCAGGATGTTACCACCCTGCCAGTATCTCCCGACGAGAAGAAGGAGTTTGCAAGGCAGCAGAAAAAGCAGGAGGACCCGCTGACCAAGACGGGCATTGTCGGTAACTTCTGCCGGGCGCACTCGATCACGGATGTCATGGAGAACATTCTCCCGAACATCTATGAGCCGGGCGATAAAGATGACCGGTGGCATTACATCGGAGCTTCCAGCTCAGCCGGTGTGGTGGTCTATGATGACAAGTTTGCCTACAGCCACCACGCCTCGGATCCTGCCTGCAGCCAGCTTCTCAACGCCTTTGATCTTGTGCGGGTGCATCTCTTTGGCGATGACGACCCGAAGAAGTCCCTCCAGAAAATGTCGGAGTATGCAGCAAACGATGAGGCAACGCAGGAAGAAGCCATGCGCTGGCGGCAGAAGGAGGCAGTGGGTGACTTCTCGGAAGAGGAAGAGATACCTGCCGACTCTGGCAGCGATAACAGCTGGATGAAGAAACTCCAGCGGAGCCCGAAGTCCGGTGAGCTTATCGGAAACCTGCACAACCTTCTTCTCATCATGAAGAACGACCCGTACATGAAGAATATTGTCTTCAACCAGCTGGCAGATGGCATGGAAATCGCCGGGGATGTCCCGTGGAAGCATCCGGGCCGCTACTGGCGGGATGCGGACGATGCACAGCTGATCTGCTACGTTGATGAGCACTATGGCACCTTTTCACAGCGGAACTTTGACCTTGCTGTTACAAAGGCGGCGGACGACAGGAGCTATCACCCGATCCGGGATTATTTCAAAAAGCTCCCCAAGTGGGACGGGGTTCCCAGAGTGGAGACACTCCTGATCGACTATCTCGGAGCCGAGGATAACGCCTATGTGCATGCCGTCACGAAGAAGGAACTCTGTGCGGCACTTCGGAGAATCAAGGATCCCGGTGCGAAATTCGACAACATGATCGTTCTGAACGGACCGCAGGGAATCGGCAAGAGCACCCTCATCTCGAAGCTTGGGATGGAGTGGTTCTCAGACTCTCTCAGCATGTCGGATATGAACGACAAGACGGCAGCCGAGAAGCTGCAGGGCTATTGGATTCATGAAATCGGAGAGCTTGCCGGTATGCGGAAAGCGGATCTCGACAAGGTGAAGTCCTTTGTCAGCAGACGGGACGATAAGTACCGCGCCAGTTTCGGACGCCGGGTCGAGCCTCATCCGAGGCAGTGTGTCTTTTTCGGAACGACCAATGCAGAGAAAGGGTATCTCCGGGATATCACCGGAAACCGGCGCTACTGGAACGTGAAGGTCACCGGGCAGGGAAAGTATCACCCGTGGGATCTCAATCAGGAAACCATCGACCAGATCTGGGCTGAGGTCAAAGTGCTGGAGCCGGATGAGAAGCTGTACCTTTCTGCGGATCTTGAGGGCTATGCCGAGGGCGAGCAGAAGGAAGCCATGGAACAGGACGACCGTGAAGGCATGGTGCGAGAGTATCTGGATACCCTCCTTCCGGAGAACTGGGAGGAGATGGCCATCGACGAGAGAAGAAACTACTTCCTCTATGGCGACGATCCTCTTCGGGCACAGGGCAAGGTTCAGCGTCAGGTCGTGAGCAACATCGAGATCTGGTGCGAATGCTTCGGCAAGAAGCAGGCGGACATTGAGCCCAAAGACAGTTATGCCATCGCTGCCATCATGGAGCGCATAGAGAACTGGGAGAAGACTGGAGAGAGGAGATCCGATCATGCGTATGGCCGCCAGCGGGTGTATGTGCGAAAGACGGACGATGAGTGACATCTCATGGGACAAACAGCCCTTGGACGAAGCAGACGGGACAAGCAGAGCTCCACCCTGTCCCAATCTGGCTGTCCAGCAGGAAAGCCTTTATTTAAGGGCTTTTCCGGGATGAACTGGCACAACCCTGTTTCTTTTCTATATAGCACAAAATAATAAAAATTTTAGTAATAAAAGGACGCGCGCATGTGGGCGCATACGCGTATACGCGCGTAGGGGGATTTTGTGCCTGTCGTCCATCCATTTGTCCCAAAGGAAGGAGAAATGACGATGCAGAGTCGTAAAGACAGAACGGTAGAGAGGTATATGAGAGCAGGAGCCGCCATGCGGCTGTTCAAGACGGTATATGTCGAGGTGATCACCACCCTGTCAAAGGTGATGCCGAAACAGGACGTAGAAAAGATCGTCCGGGCGATGGATAAGGTGGAACAGGTCTGTTCTGATACAGAGGATCGCATGTTTCTGGAACACCCGGATCTCAGCAATGAATACATCGACGTGTTCTACGGAGATGTTAGAAACGATACAAGAACAGATGTCGACCGGAAAGTAGTGAAGATGGCGCATGAAATGACGGAGCAGTTGTTTGAAGGAGGAGGAAGAAAATAATGTTTGCTTATACACAGATGGGAACCATTGTGAATCTGGACCGCTTTGATGGCGTGATCTCCAGCGAGATGAAGTGCGGCAAGGCCTGCGTGTATGCCGTCCGTGGTACCGGGAAGGATCAGGTCCGGATGCCGATTGCGCTTTTTGACAGTCTGGCGGATGCCGACGATTCGATCTACCACATGGCAAATGCCATGAACGGAATCGACACGGAGGGTGAAGATGGATGGCATGTGTGAAAGGGATATCGAGCAGCGCCTTGTCACTGCCGTGAAGGCAGCAGGCGGCTGGTGTCCGAAGTTTATCTCTCCCGGCACCAATGGCATGCCGGACCGGATCGTCCTGCTGCCGGGAGGCAAGATGGGATTTGTGGAAGTGAAGGCACCCGGACAGAAACCAAGAAAGCTGCAGATCCGGAGGCACATCCGCCTCCGGACACTCGGCTTCAAGGTCTATGTCCTTGATGATCCGGAGGAGATTCCGGAGATACTTGCGGATATTGCGGGAGGTGCATGATGGGAACTTTGATCGAACTGAAAGATGGAACACTTGCGACGGTCCTCTCCGGAGAGGATCTTCTGTATCTTATCAAAACTCACATGGGGCAGGAGATGAAGGAAGCTGTTGTGGAGTGGATGAACGAGATTGACTTGCAGCATGCAGACGATGAGGAGTGCATCCACGAACTGAACGAGCTGATCAGCGAGGACCATGCACGCCATAAGCAGGTGATGGAGGAACTCCGGACAGAGGCAGCGACCTTGTCAGACCTCATCTGTCAGAAGGATCTCGACCGGGGAGCGATCTCCCATACGGTCGGCAGGATCACTGGCATCATAGGACAGGAGGTGGGCCGATGTTGAAGCGGGATCAGCTCCATGATTACCAGAACTACTGCGTGAATTTCATTGAGAGCCACCCGGAGTCGATTCTGATCCTCTCCATGGGTCTTGGAAAAACGGCGATCTCCCTCACTGCGGTTCTGGACCTGATGTTTGATTCGTTCGAGGTCCATAAAACACTGGTGGTAGCACCGCTCAGGGTGGCAAGGGATGTGTGGCCGGAGGAATGCAGGGATACCTGGGAGCACACAAGGTTCCTTCAGATGTCGGTGATCGTGGGAGCGGCAAAGGAGCGGTCTGCAGCCATGCAGAAGCAGGCAGACGTGTATGTCATAAACCGGGAGAACATCAAATGGCTGGTAGAGTACTTTGAGCAGCGCCATCAGCCGTGGCCGTTCGATCTCTGTATCATCGATGAGCTGTCGAGCTTCAAGAATTACAAATCACAGCGGTTCAAGTACCTCCGGAAGGTCCGACCGTTCATGAAGCGGATTGTGGGCCTTACCGGAACCCCGGCATCGAATGGGCTTCTGGATCTTTTCGGTGAGGTTGCCATTATCGATCAGGGCAAGCGCCTTGGCAGGTTCATCAGCCGGTATCGGGAGGCGTACTTCAAGCCCGGCAGACAGAATCCTTACACCGGAGTGGTTTATGAATACATCCCTCTGCCGGGTGCCGAGGAGGTGATCTATAAGAAGATCAGTGACATCAGTGTATCGATGAAATCCAAGGATTATCTTCCGGATCTGCCTGAGTGCCTGACTGTCACTCACACTGTAGAGATGAGTCCTGCCGAGAAAAAGCAGTACGACAAAATGAGAGCAAATCTGGTTCTTACGGTCGGTGATGCCGAGATCGATGCCGCCAATGCAGCCGTTCTCTCCGGCAGGCTCTTGGAAATGGCGAACGGCGCAGTCTACAACGAGGACCATGACGTGATCCGGATCCATGACAGGAAGCTGGAAATGCTATCGGACCTTATCGAGGAGGCAGTTGGCCAGAATGTCCTGATTGCCTACTGGTACCAGCATGACCGGTCGAGGATATTGGAATACCTATCAGAGCAGGGATATAAAGTCCGGGATCTGAAGACGGCAGAGGATATGGCCGACTGGAATGCAGGAAAGATCCCGATTGCCCTGATCTCACCGGCCTCTGCTGGGCATGGTCTGAACCTGCAGCATGGCGGTCATATCCTGATCTGGTTCTCCCTCTGTTGGAGTCTTGAGATGCGCCAGCAGACCGATGCCAGACTGAACCGGCAGGGACAGACTGAGGTGGTGACGATCCACAATATCGTGACGAAGGGCACGATTGATGAGGATGTGCTGAAGGCCCTGGAAGATAAGAACTCCACACAAGAGAATCTGATCCGGGCAGTCCGTGCACGCCTGCAATAAAGCCAATCACAAAAAATCAGAGTCAATCAAAGAAAATCAATGACAAACATATGCCAATCCAAGGAACTTAAAAAAAGCATTTCAAGGAGGCTGCATATGAATAAGAATAAGGGATCAGATCCCTATGAAAATCTGGCAAATGCCATCGTTGCACAGGCAGCGCGTGACTATCTGACTGCACTGAGAAGGCTCAAAAAGAATCCGGGAAACAGGACGGCGATGGATGAAGCCATGCGGCTGGAGAATTTTTTCCACTCCGGCTGGTATGGAGTTCTTACTTCTGTAGACCCGGATTACTTGATCCGGAAGCTGAGAGAGAAGGTGGCGGCATGACACCAAAGACCTATCTCAATCAGGCGTACCGACTGGAGCAGCGAATCCGGCTGGACACAGAAGAACTGGAAAACTTAAGAACGCTGGCAGCCACAGTCAGCAGTCCCGGATTTGAAGAACACTACAATCCGAATCATCCGACCGATGCACCGTTTGTAAAAACGCTGAACCGGATCTGGGAAATGGAGCAGAAAGTGAAGGACGAGCTGGATCTTCTTCTCCGATTGAAGAAAGAGATACAGTCAGTGATTGCCAAGGTCGATAACACGGATGAACGACTGATTCTCACTTACCGGTATCTAAAAAATTATACCTGGGCCAGAATCGGCGATGAGCTCTATGCCGATGAGCGCACGATTCGTAGATGGCATGACCGTGCCCTGTCTCATGTGGTGGTACCGGAAAATCCGGTCGTTCTGTAAGTGCGCCGGAAATGTCCGCAAATGTCCGAGTGCTATATGTGATATGGTATAGTCAGCGAAGAAGATAAGATGAAGCCTCGAAGGACCGTTACAGAATCCTCCGGGACTTTTCTTGTGGAGGTGTGATGGATGCCATACAAACCAAAGGTCCCGTGCAAGCATCCCGGCTGTAGTGAGCTGGTGGAACCGGGACAGAAGTACTGTGAGAAACACAAGAAGATGCACCCGGAAGAAGTCCGGTCGGCGGCTTCCAGAGGCTACAACGCAAGATGGAGAAGAGAGAGCAAGAAGTTCTTGGAGCTTCATCCTCTGTGTCAGGAGTGCCTGAAGAACGGCATCGCAACTCCGTCAACAGTCGTGGATCACATCGTTCCACACCGAGGAGACCCGAAGCTCTTCTGGGACCGGAGCAACTGGGAGACACTGTGCAAGCGGCATCACGATCAGAAGACACGGAGAGAGGATCACAATCCGACCTATCACTATTGAAACTGTGATGGGGTGGGGGAGGTAATTATCTCTCGGTCGAAACCAACAGAAGACCGTCGGCCCCCTCCGTGTGCGTGAGCGCGATTTTCATACCCCGGGGGTCTGAGGGGTCCCGGGCATGAACAAATTTACATACCGAAACCGCAGGAAAGCGTGGAAACAAGCGCCTTCTCTGCGGTTTTTTCGTGCGCGGAATGACGCGGCAGTGGCTTGGATTTTCGCGCATGAATTTCCATTCCACGCTCGGCAGACTTTCGAGTACGTTCTGACTTTCGAGTACGGAAAATCCGGCAGTGCCGGGGAGGGCGTGATGGATGAGAGCTTTGAAACACCGGATATCTCGGAATTCCTCGCGTCCTGTGCGAAGCAGTTCTGCCCTTGGTGCGGGAAGCCGATGGGACGGAATCCGATGGGCAGGCCACGGGTATTCTGCTCAGACCGATGCCGCTGGGCTTACAACAGCTGGCGGTACAGAAAACGAATGAAGGAGAAAGAGAATGGAAACACCAATCCTGAAGAACATACCGGTGACGGAATTGAAACCGGCAGCATACAACCCGAGAAAAAAGCTGAAACCGGGTGATAAAGAATACGAGAAGATCAAGAACTCCATCAAGGAGTTCGGCTTCGCGGATCCGCTTGTCGTGAATTCCGATATGACGATCATCGGAGGACATCAGAGACTGACCGTAGCGATGGACCTTGGCTATACCGAGGTTCCGTGTGCTGTCGTCAATATTGATAAGACCCGGGAGAAGGCACTGAACATCGCGCTAAACAAGATCACCGGCGCATGGGACGAAGAACTGCTCGCTGATCTCCTGAAGGACCTCGAAGCGTCGGACTTCAATACAGCGCTCACCGGTTTCGAGCCGCCTGAGATGGAGGCACTGTTCAACAAGGTCGGAGACAACAACGGCCATCAGGATGACTTCGACACCGAGGCAGAACTGAAAAAGCCGTGCTTCTCCAAGACCGGAGATATCTGGCATCTGGGAAAACACACCCTGATCTGCGGGGACAGCACCGATCTTGCTACCTACCAGAAGCTGCTCGGTGATACCAAGGTGAATCTGGTCTGCACCGATGCTCCGTACTTCGTAGCGCGGCAGAGCACTTCCGGAATGGTGACGAATGATGATCTGAACGATAAGGACGCTTACGAATTCCTGATGAATGCATTCCACGGGATGTATGAGTCTATGGCAGATGATGCGTCCATCTATGAATTCTATGCGACGTCCAAGGCACGGATCTTCCATGACGCCTTCGAGGATTCTGGCTTTAAGGTCGGTGCTGGACTTGTCTGGAAGAAGGACAGACTGGTGCTAACCCGGACGGATTGGAAGTACATTCATGAGCCGATCATCTGGGGCTGGAAGAAGAAAGGAAAGCATATCTGGTACGGCGATCAGAAGCAGACAACGGTATTCGAATTTCCGAGAATTAAGTCCTCGAAGAAGGAAGGCTATGACCATCCGGACGCGAAGCCGGTGCCGCTGATCGCATATCTGATCCAGCAGTGCACGCAGACGAACAGCCTTGTCCTCGATCCGTTCATGGGATCCGGCACGACGCTCATTGCCTGCCAGCAGCTTGGACGGATCGCCTACGGCATCGAGTTGGAACCGAAGTTCGTCGATGTCGAGGTGATGCGTTTCAAGAAGAGTCTGGAAGATGAAGGCGAGACAGCTGAGATTTACCTGATCCGGGACGGTCAGAAGCTGACACTCGATGAGGCGATTGCAGCGATGCCGAAGGAGGAATCCGCATGAATGCTGAGGAACGGCTACTGGAGAATGGCTATGACGGAGTCAAGTATCTCACGAACTACAGCTACGACGATGCTCTGATTGGCGTCACCGATGATGGCAGAGCCGTCTATGACTATGAGCTCATGGTTGAGTGGCTGATGGAGACGGAGGGATGGTCCTATGAGGATGCTGCCGAATGGGTGAATTACAGCACGATTCGTGCTCTTCCCTACATGGGAGAGGATGCTCCGATTATCCTGAACTGCCTTGAAGACGTATACATTCGCGTCGATAAGGACGACTAAATTTTGTGCAATCTTATTACAGAAATGAGTTGCTATTACAGCCACGTAGAGTGATGTATGTACTACCAAAACAAAGGAGGTACATACCATGAAAGCAGACTACAACATGATAGGAAAAGACAGAAAGGCACTGGTGGATGCCATTGCCGCAATCACCGGAGAGGCAGCCGAGTACCAGTTTGTACCGACCTGCGCTTACAAGATCGGAAACATCACGGTCGACAAGGAAGGCGGGGTAAGCTGCGACGATGAGGAGAAGCTGAGCGGGGTGCTGGCAGCCCTTGGCGAGAAGGGGTTCCACCCGGCAGCCGACGAGACAGCTGCACAGGAGCCCGCAGAGCCGGAACAGGAGCCGGGGACAGAAGAGACGGGCCTTACGATCAGCCTGCCACTTTCTTCCGCGAGCGTCGGGAACCTCACCAACCTGCTCACTGCAAAGGGAGACCTGATTCGGAAGGCCCTCGGGGTGGACGACATCCGCATCGAGGTGACAGAAGACAAGATTCTCTTCCCTTGGTTCAGCAAGGCCCCGGAGGCAGATGAAGCCAAAGCCTACACAGATTTCATTGCTGCGATCTGCAAACTTTCCAAAGACCAGAAACATGTGAGCGCGACACCGCATCCGGTCGAGAATGAGAAGTACGCATTCCGCTGCTTCCTGCTCCGGCTGGGGTTCATCGGTGCCGAGTACAAACCGGAACGGAAGATACTGCTCCGGAACCTTTCTGGAAACAGCAGCTGGAAAAACGGCGCTCCGGAGAAGACAGAAACAGACGGGCAGCTGGTGTCAAGAGACTAAAAAATACACGATTCTAAAGAGCCAAATTTGTGAGAAATACACCTCCGAAATGACTGGATATATGTGCCGGGCAGAGTGATATATACACATGCCAAAGGAAAAGCACACAGCCACAAGGAGGGCATAACCATGAAGGATACAGCAGTAAGAATCGAAACCATGAAGCAGCAGACGATCGGAGTCGAGATCGAGATGTACGGGATCGCAAGAAGCAAGGCAGCTGAGGTTGCCGCCACCTTCTTCGGAACCGGAAGACACGAGGATACATCAAGACGAAACGGATACAGAGCATGGAGCGCTTGGGACGCACAGGGCCGGGAATGGAAATTCCAGCGGGACGTCAGCATCAGGGCGGCAAGGGATGAAGAATCCTGCGAGATGGTGACGCCGATCCTCACCTGGGACGATATCGAGAGCCTGCAGGAACTGGTACGGCAGCTTCGCCACGCAGGAGCCAAGAGCGACCCGAGCCACATGTGCGGAGTTCACATTCACATCGGTGCGAACGGCCACAACGCAAAGACGCTCCGGACACTGGCAAACCTGATGGCAAGCCACGAGAGCCTCCTGATCAGCGCCCTCCGGCTGGACAGAAGCCGCATCGACCGCTACTGCCAGGCGGTAGACAAGGGATTCCTGAACCGCCTCAACAAGAAGAAGCCGGAAACCATGCAGCAGCTTGCAGACATCTGGTACGAAGAGAACCACGCAAGCTACGGAAGAAGGGAGCACTACAATGCCAGCCGCTACCACATGCTGAACCTCCACGCGACCTTCACAAAGGGCACGATCGAATTCCGCCTCTTCCAGTTTGCAGACGCCGGAAACGGCAAGCGCGGAGGCCTGCACGCCGGAGAATTAAAGAGCTACATCCAGCTTTGCCTCGCCCTTTCCGCAGCGGCGAAGATCCAGAAGAGCGCAAGCCCAAAAGAGCCGCAGCACGAAAATCCGAAATACGCGATGCGCACCTGGCTCCTTCGGATGGGCTTCATCGGGGACGAGTTCGAAACCGCAAGGGAGATCCTCACAAGGAACCTTGCAGGCGACACTTCCTTCCGAAACGGAAGAGTTGCATAAACCGAAGAGACAGCCTTCGGCTACCTTACCCGCGAGAGTCGCGGGCTTAAGGTGGTAGAAGGGTATCCCTTCGGAAAGGAGAAACCACTATGAGATTTCCAAGTGAGAAAGAACTGAAAGAGCTGCGGGAGCACTACCCAGCAGGAGCAAGGGTTGAGATGATCCAGATGGAGGATCCACAGGCACCGCCTGTAGGGACCAAGGGAACAGTCATCGGGGTGGACGATGCCGGATCGATAATGGTCCGCTGGGACAACGGGTCTTCCTTGAACGTCGCCTACGGAGCAGACCGTTGTCGGTTGCTGGTCGGGGAGTTCACGAAGACTGTCCGGGACCAGATCCTTGCAATCCGGGATACCGGAGAGACGAACATGTTCGATGTGCCGATGGTACAGAGCATTGCTAACTGCCTTGGCTACTATGAGCTGGTGATCTTCCTCATGGATCATGCGAAGGAATACGCGAACTTCATCATGAAGGGCGAGGTCTAAGATACACAGTTTTCGCACAAGAATCTTGTGCAGTTTATGATCTACATTTCCTTGCTATAAGAGGGCTTCAGAGTGATATATGTACATGCCAAAGGAAAAGGCAACAAGCACATAGCAAGGAGGACAAAACCATGATGAACATTTTCGAAGAGACCTACGAGGCAATGGAAGCAGCAAAGAAAGCCTACGCAGAGGCCACCACCGACGAAGGCAGGGAAGCAGCAGAGAAAGCCTACGGAGCCGCCAAGGACAAGATGGCAGCGAAGGGCGACATCGCATGGACGATTTGGAGAGCTTACGAACATTCCAAAGAGACCGAGAACGAGGTCCTGAACTTTGACGACATCATTTGGGACCGGGACTTCGAAGCCCTGACCGCCTGCATGAGAGAGAACGGCATCGAGGCCTTCACCTACAGCTGCAGAGCAACGGACGCGGTTGAGACGCTTTGGCTTTTCAAACAGGCCGGCTGCACGATCGGCGAGATGGTCGAGGTCAACCTTAGGAAAGACTTCTGGGGAAAGGGCTACGAGAAGGGCCACGCCTTTAAGATGAACCTGAACTGAGACGGAAGGAGACGACCATGTGGAAAAAAGGAAGTATCAAGATCGGAAACCAGATATTCACCTACTACGCAAAGGTATACGGAGAGCCGAGCGAGGACTACGGCATCGAAGGCGGAAAGGTTAGCAAGCTGGAGATCCGCCTCGGAGACTTCCCGGTCGCAAGATACGATCGCGGCTGGGATATCGAGCCGGAGACAGAAGCTGCACAGATGGCGGTTGCAGCTATCCTGCACAACTTCAACTAAGCGGAGCGAAAGAGGACAATCCCGGGAGAGAGCCGAAGGGCTCTTCTCTCGTATACATAAACCACATGGATAGGGACGCTGCGGCGTTCCTTTTTTGATACACGAATCTATAGGGAAGGAGGTGTTTCCATATGGCGACCAGAGGAAGAAAGCCGACTCCGACTGCAATCAAGGAGCTGGAAGGAAATCCGGGAAAAAGAAAACTGAATGAGAACGAGCCAAAGCCAGACCGGAAAGCACCTGCCTGCCCGAAATGGCTCAGCAAGGATGCTCGTAAGGAGTGGCACCGGTTGGCGAAAAAGATGGAGGCACTCGGAGTCCTGACGGAAGTCGATATGGCTGCCTTCGCGGCTTACTGCCAGTCCTATGCGAGATGGAAGGAAGCCGAGGAATTCATTACCGAGCACGGATCTCTTGTCAGGACGCCTTCTGGTTACTGGCAGCAGGTCCCGCAGGTATCGATCGCACAGACCTACATGAAACAGATGGGTAAGTTTGCGACGGAGTTTGGTCTGACGCCGGCATCGCGGTCGAGGCTGATTGCGGATGCCGGTGAGGGCAAGCCGGGCGATGAGATGGACGAGCTCTTGGGAGGTGATCCGTAATGGAGGAACGTCCCGAGAACATGCCAAAGCTCACTGATTATAAGCCGACGAAATTCATGCTGCCGACGTCGCATTATGATCCGGCAAAAGCAGACCGGGCAGTGAAGTTCATTGAGATGCTCCGGCACACGAAAGGCAAATGGGCCGGGAAGCGCTTCTGGCTGCTGCCTTGGCAGGAACAGATCATCCGTGACCTGTTCGGGATCGTAAAGCCGGACGACAAGCGTCAGTTCCGGACAGCCTACATCGAGATCGGCAAGAAGAACGGAAAGTCGGAGCTTGCGGCTGCCGTGGCACTGTATCTCTTGTATGCCGACAATGAGCCGTCTGCGGAAGTTTATGGTGCTGCAGCAGACCGCCAACAGGCAAGTATCGTCTTTGACGTGGCCCACCAGATGGTTTCCATGACACCGGCGCTTCTGAAGCGTTCGAAGATTATGGCTGCCACCAAGCGGATCGTGAATTACAGCAATGCCGGTTTCTATCAGGTCCTGTCTGCGGAAGTCGGCACAAAGCATGGTCTTAATGTTTCGGGTCTCGTATTCGATGAGGTTCATGCCCAGCCGACCCGGAAGTTGTATGACGTTCTGACACAGGGTTCTGGTGATGCGCGAGAGCAGCCGCTGTTCTTCCTGATCACGACTGCCGGAACCGATAAGAATTCGATCTGCTATGAGCTGCACCAGAAAGCAAAGGACATCCTCTCCGGACAGCGCGTAGACCACACGTTTTACCCAGTCGTCTATGGCCTTGAGGATGATGAGGACTGGCACGATGAGAAGAACTGGTACAAAGCAAATCCGAGCCTTGGACAGACGATCGATATTGAGAGAGTCCGGGAACACTACCACGAGGCACTTGAAAATCCTGCTGAGGAAGCGGTGTTCAAGCAGCTCCGCCTAAACATGTGGGTGTCTTCTACGACAGCCTTCATTCCTGAGCAGGTCTTTGATATGGGAAATCAGCAGATCGACATTGACAGCCTTCGTGGCCGGGAGTGCTACGGCGGCCTCGATCTTTCGAGCACCGGAGATATCACGGCACTGGTTCTGATGTTTCCTCCTCGCACCGAGGATGAGAAATACATCTGCCTGCCGTTCTTCTGGGTGCCGGAAGAGACGATCCCGATCCGGGTGCGGAGAGCGTCAGTCCCGTATGACGTCTGGGTAAAGCAGGGATATATGAAAGCGACCGAGGGTAACGTCATCGACTACAACTTCATCGAGAAGTTTATCCTCGATCTCTACAAGATCTACAACATCAAGGAGATCGCGGTGGACCGCTGGAATGCCACCCAGCTCATCATCAACCTGCAGGATGACGGGATGACGATGGTGCCGTTCGGGCAGGGCTTTAAAGATATGAGCGCTCCGACGAAGGAGTACTACAAACTCATGATGGAAGGAAAGATCATCCACGGCGGCAATCCGGTGCTCCGTTGGATGGCACTGAACGTGGTGGTGGATCGCGATGCGGCTGATAATATCAAGCCGACCAAGGCAAAGTCGCCTGAGAAGATTGACGGCATCGTCGCTTCCATCATGGCACTGGATCGCTGTATCCGGCAGGAACATGCGGAGAGCGTTTACGACAGTCGGGGACTCGTCGTGTTCTAAAATGTGCTTCCTTTATTCTCCTGATATTTGTGTACTTTATGGATCGAAAGAACTGGATATCTATCCGGTTCAGAGTGATATATGTACATGCAAAAGGAAAACAACTTGGCGGAGGACAAGAACATGATGAGATACAGATTCAGAAAAGACGGCAAGACCTACACCACCATGCAGAGAAAGAACAGATTTGAAGCACAGGAAAGCCTCGAGCTTCAGTTCCAGACGAGCCTCAAAGGAGCAACCTTCGAAGAGATCTGGAAGGGTAAGGTAGACCGCACCGGCATTGTAAAGTAAACACAGGAAAGCAGAAGCGGACAGGGCATTCACCGAAGCGGTGGGTGCCCTTTTCCGTGGGAGAAGCCTGCTTCATACAGCAGAGATAGGAGCATTGAACATGGGATTTCGAGATTTATTTCACAGAAGGAAGGCAAGAGCAGACCCGCAGGACTCGACCTCGGGCAGTGTGTACCGCGCCTATTACGGACATACAACTTCTGGCAAGACCGTGACAGAGAGAAGCTCCATGCAGGTCACAGCCGTGTATGCCTGCGTCCGGGTTCTGGCAGAAGCTGTGGCGAGCCTGCCTCTTCACCTCTACAAAGAGGAAGATGGCAGCAAGGTCAAGGCTACGGATCACCCGCTGTACTTTCTTCTTCATAGTGAGCCGAATGAAGAGATGACAGCCTACTCCTTCTGGGAGACGCTGATGACGCACCTGCTCCTCTGGGGAAATGCCTACGTCCAGATCATCCGAAACGGCAAGGGAGAAGTCACCGCACTGTATCCTCTGATGCCAAATCGGATGACCGTTGACCGGGATGAGAACGGGCACATCTATTACCAGTATCTCTGGTCCAAGGGAGACGATGCACCAACCATGAAGGAGACGATCGTGAAACTCTCTCCTCACGAGGTGATGCAGATCCCGGGCCTCGGCTTTGATGGTCTGGTGGGATACAGTCCGATCGCAATGGCGAAAAATTCGATCGGTCTTTCGATGGCCTGCGAGGAGTACGGCAGTAAGTTCTTTGAGAACGGAGCTGCCCCTTCCGGAGTTCTCGAGCATCCGGGAATCCTGAAGGATCCGGAAAAGGTGAGAGACAGCTGGCAGGCAGCCTTCGGCGGCAGCCAGAATGCCGGGAAGGTCGCGGTGTTGGAAGAGGGAATGAAGTATTCGCCCATCTCCATTAACCCGCAGGAAGCGCAGTTCCTCGATACGAGAAAGTTTCAGATTGATGAGATCGCACGTATCTTCCGGGTGCCGCCACATATGATCGGAGACTTGGAGCACGCGACCTTCAGCAACATCGAGGAACAGTCGCTGGAATTTGTAACCTACAGCCTGCAGCCGTGGCTCACAAGGATCGAGTCGTCCATCTCCCGATCGCTTTTGACAAGGGAAGAGAAGATGATCTACTACGCACGTTTCAACGTAGACGGATTGCTTCGTGGCAACTACGCCTCCCGCATGCAGGGCTATGCGACCGGCATCAGCAACGGCTTTATGTGTGTAAACGATGTGCGTCGCTTAGAAAACATGGATCTTGTTCCCGACGAAGAGGGAGGAAACCTGTTCCTCGTGAACGGGTCAATGACTCCCCTTAAATCGGCAGGCGCTGCCTATCAGACTTCAGGTGGAGGAAGCGACCCACCGGAGCAGGATGATTCAGAAAAGGGCGATGAACCGACGCAGGATAAGAAATCGAAGCGGCGGGGAAGAAACGGAGGCAGCAGATGAAACCAATTCTCATGATAGGTAAGAAATATGGTCATCTTACAGTGATCGCTGAAAGCCCCAGTGCCAAAGGGCATCGGAAGGTTCTCTGTAAATGCGACTGCGGAAACACCCTTGTAGTTGATGCAGGGAATCTCCGCTCCGGACACACAACGTCGTGTGGACACTGTGAGAGATACATTTTCGTACCGCCGGACAGCTTCCGATGCCAGCTCCCCAATGAGGATTCATTCCTGATAAGTGCTTCTGATCTTGCAGAAGTCCAGAAACACAAGTGGTCGATTGAGAACAGCGGATATGTTCACACTACAATAAACGGCGAGCATATCAGACTGCACAAGTATCTGCTGCAGCCATACCCGGGAGAAATTGATCACATTAACGGCGACAGGACGGATAATCGGCGGTCTAACCTCCGACTGGCAACGCCCCAGCAAAATGCCAGAAATGCACGAATGCACAGCAATAATTCAACCGGGTACAAGGGCGTTTTCTATGACGCGAGGAGGGGAAAGTTCGCGGCAGGAATAACGATAGACGGAAAGAAGCACTTCTTAGGATATTTTGATAATGCTGTTGACGCGGCGGTTGCCTATGACAAGGCAGCCGTCATTTATTTTGGAGAATTCGCATGGCTGAATTTCAAGGAGGTAACCAATGAACAACAAGTTTTGGAAGTGGGTAAGAGACAAGACGCCGTCTGAATCTGGGGAGGCGGAAGAGGAGAGAACCTTGTTTCTTGATGGAGCAATCGGAGGAGATGACACCTGGTACGAGGACAACGTCACGCCGGCCCTTTTCAAGTCCGATCTTGATTCCGGCAAGGGTCCGATCACGGTATGGATCAACAGCCCCGGTGGAGATGTCTGGGCTGCAGCTCAGATCTACAACATGCTTCTTTCCTACACCGGGAAGGTTACGGTGAAGATCGACGGCCTTGCAGCATCGGCAGCTTCCGTCATTGCGATGGCAGGAGATGAGGTGCTGGTATCTCCGGTGTCTATGCTGATGATCCATAACCCGTCCACCATGGCGATGGGCGACAAGGACGATCTGACGCAGGCAATCTCCATGCTGGATGAGGTGAAGAACTCCATCCTGAATGCCTACATGACAAAGACAGGTCTTTCCCGGAACAAGCTCAGCAAGCTCATGGACGATGAGACCTGGATGGACGCAAACAAGGCCGTCGAGCTTGGCTTTGCGGACCGCGTCATGAAGCGCCCGGAGCTCTACCGGAGTGACGAGGAGAAGGACGAAGATCCTGACAAGGCTCCGGACCAGAATCCGGACAATAAGCCGGACAACGAACCGGACGAAAATCCGGATAAGGATACTCCGGAGAAACAGAAGGACCCTGACGAGAAGGAAGAGAAGAAGGACGAGGACCGCTTTGGCGGATATCTCTATTCCAGCCGTCAGATGGAACTTGCCTTCACGAACAAGGTGAAGCAGCACTACAAGACCAGTGACAGGGCGCAGGCAGGACCTGACGCCGCAAACCATGCAGAAGATGGCCGGAGCGTGGATGCTCTCATGGAGCGCCTGAATCTTCTGCACACCATGATGTGAGGAGGAAAACACAAATGAACGTACAGGAATTAATTGCAAAGAGAGCTAAGGCGTGGGAGGCAGCGAAGTCCTTCCTCGAGGCTCACAGAGGAGAGAACGGTGTTCTCTCTGCCGCAGACGGGGAAACCTATGACCGTATGGAGAAGGAGATCACGGATCTCACCAAGGAGATCGACCGCCTGAACCGTCAGGCAGCAATCGAAGCCCAGCTGAATCAGCCGACGACCTCTCCGCTGTCCAACATGCCGTCCGCAGGCGGTGAGAAGCCGGAAAGAAAGGGACGCGCTTCCGATCAGTATGCCAAGGACATGCTGACTGCCATGCGCACCAACTTCCATCAGGTATCTGACATCCTTCAGGAGGGTGTCGACGCCGATGGCGGATATCTCGTTCCGGAGAAGTGGGATTCGAGACTCATCGATGTTCTGAATGAGGAGAACATCATGAGAGGCCTTGCGACCCAGATCACGACTTCCGGGGAGCACAAGATCAACATTGCCGGTGCCAAGCCGACCGCTGCATGGATCGAGGAAGGCGGTGCCCTTCAGTTTACCGATGCGAAGTTCGGTCAGAAGATCCTTGATGCCCACAAGTTGCATGTGGCAGTGAAGGTCACCGAGGAACTTCTCTACGACTCCATGTTTGATCTTGCAAGTTACATCACGACCCAGTTCGGTATCGCGATTGCAAACGCCGAGGAGGATGCGTTCCTGAACGGCGATGGCAAAGGCAAGCCGACCGGCATCTTTGATGCGACGAACGGCGGCACCGTATCCAAGACTCTCACTGGCACCAAGCTCGGTACCGATGATGTGCTGGATCTCGTGTATGCCCTGAAGCGTCCGTACCGTAAGAAGGCATCGTTCATCATGAACGACCAGACCCTTGCGGCACTCCGTAAGCTCAAGGACAACAACGGAGCCTACATCTGGCAGCCGTCCTATCAGGCAGGTGAGCCGGACAGACTCGTCGGCTATGCTGTCCACACCAGTGCCTACGCTCCGGAGCTTGCTGCTGACAAGCCGGTGATGGCATTCGGTGACTTCTCTTACTACAACATCGGCGATCGTGGGACCCGCTCTATGCAGGAGCTCAGAGAGCTCTTCGCGGGCAACGGCATGATCGGATACGTGGCCAAGGAGAGGGTTGATGGTCTTCTGGTACTTCCGGAAGCCGTGCAGATCCTGAAGGCAGGAGCATCTGCCTGATCTGTAGTCGTAACAAAGTAGTGTCGGGAGCTCAGGGTGTCAAAGCTCTGGGCTCTCTTTCGATGGGAGGCAGTGATGATTACGCTTGAAGAAGCAAAGAAATATCTGCGCGTGGATGCAGCCGATGAGGACGATGTCATTCAGCAGGAACTGGATGCCGCAGAGAGCCTTGTCGCCTCCGTGCTCCGGAAGGACAGTCTCGATGATACAGGCAGTCCGATCATTGTGGTGGCGGTGCTGTATGCCCTTGCCAATCTCAATGAGCACCGGGAGGAAGCGGATCATCACGCGCTCACCATAACGCTTCGGAACCTGCTCTTCGGTGAGCGGGATCCGTGCTTTTAAGGGAGGTTTGGGATGAATATTGCAGCGATGTGGTGCCGGATTACGGTGCAGAAGAATGAGACGGTGGTTGACCGGATCGGGAATCACATAAATGCCTGGACCGATTTTTATACCTGCTGGGCGACACCCGTGCAAGGGACTGGATCGGAGAAACAGGAAGCTGGGACGACGAATAGCACGGAAGCGATAGATTTTACGGTTCGATATGCTAAGTGTCTCGACGGCCTTGATTCCACGAAGATCCGTATCCGGCTGGGCGATGCGATCTATAACGTCACCTCGATTGATCCGATGGGGTTCAAACACAGCAGCCTGAAATTCAAGTGTGAGAGGGTGAAGCGATGAAGATAAAAGTGGACAATCTTGCAGCTACGGTCGAGAAGACCCTCTCCGATTATGCCGACGATGTGAATGATGTTGTAAAGCAGGAGATCAAGGATGCCGGGAAGGAAGCCGTGAAAGAGCTGAAGGAGAAGTCTCCCAAGCGTACCGGAAAGTATGCCAAGGGCTGGCGGTCCACAGTTCAGAAGGAATCGGCGGTCGGTGCAGAGGTGGTGGTTCATAACAAGGTGTACGGACTGACC